ACCGGATGAGTCTTTCCACCAAAGTTGAATTTCTTCTTACCGGCTTTTGCGGCTGCAGCTGCTGCGCCATGGAAGGCGGTTCTTTCATTTGCTGGAATCTCCTCAGGTATATGATACTTTATACTTTCTTCCATGGGATTCTCCTTTACATCCATACGTGAGCCACATAGGCTCCAAGTATAGCAACAATCAATGCCATACCAATCTTATTTATAATTCCTACAGTTCGTGAATTATCGTCAACTGTTTTCTGTATCTCATCTAATTTTACCGAGAGCTTATTTAGTCTTTCTCTCATATTCTCATGATCGTCTTGTAGTGCTATGATCTTCTCCTCTGCTCTTGCCAAAGAAATCATAGCGTCCGCGAGCTTATCTATCTTTTGCTCGATCCTATCTAATCGTGATTCAGTTGTCTCGTTCTGAGCCATCTTACTGTAATCCTTCAGTATTTGGTGTATGAGATCTTTGTCCATAAATATATTTATGTGATGTCATAAAATTGACACCAACAATAATATGACAGTTATTTTTGTCAAAAAATTGACAGTTCATCTTTTTCCTTGACCTCTATACTTTTTAAAACTTCTTCTCTTGTGTTTATTCATCGTTGAAAATATAGGCTTACGTCCAATTGTAGTACCGTGTTTATTCGGTTCATGTATTTTAACTGAACGAAATAACTTAGCCATTACTCAGCTTTCCATATTGTCCATACACCATAAGCTATTGCTATACCTGCAGCAATCTTTGCCAATGGAGATAAAAATAATATCATAAGACCAAGAGCAATACACACTGCTCCGTCCATAGATGTTCTTTCTTTCATTCTTTTTGTTATCCAGTTTTTAATCATTAGCAGTTCCATCTCTTTCTTGCTTGTCTTAATCTACTGTTAGGATCTTTTGCTGCCTTTGGAAACTTCTTCATTTGTCCTGCGCTTCTTGCACAATAACTTTTTCTTCTGTTAGCAGCCTTAGAACCTTTTTTTAGTTTTGATGGCGGCGTGGTTACAGCAGTTTTTAAGTTACCACCACTTTTTCTATTTGCCGCATCGACTCCTTTTTGTGTCATTCCCGCGCCTTTTTCAGTAGGACGAAAATGGCCTTTAGAATCTGCGCCTTTTTCTAAGATAAAATTTTTGAATCTAACCAAACTCATGGCCTGCTATCCTTCTCATTTGTTTATTAAACTCTCCTTGATCTGGCTTTGACTTATATAACTTTTTAGTAAGTGCGCTGTTTTTCTTACCTTTAATTCTATACTTATAACCTTTTTCCTTGTGTTCAGGATCTGTAGTTTTTACTAATCTTCTTTTGTACTGAGCTTCATAAGACTCTGGTCCTTTTGGAGCATCTGTCCTTCCTCTCATACCTTCTTTCTTAGCCTTGTTTTCACCGGGTGTCATGCTCTTCATAAGTCTAACTGACTCAGGAGTACCATAATCATACTTGTATTCTTTAATTTTTTCTCTTCCTTGTGCCTTATCTCTATAAATCTTTTTTACTGTTTGTTTAGTAATTCTTTCTATGTCTTGTATAAGAGAAGGCTGCTTTACTATTTTTCTAAGTTTTGCCTTAAGTTCACCTGGGGTCTTGGCGTCCATGTACATCTTAGGTAAGCCATCAATTGTAACTTCAAAACTAGTTTCTCTTTGTAAAACTCTTTTTATTAGTTCTTTTCTAGTATCATCGCGTTTAGCTAATGCAATATGACCTCTTGCTCTTTTTGCTATTTCTTTCGCGCGCTTTCCTGTATCTCTCATCCAATCAGGTCTTGCTTTTTTACTCGGTCCTCTTAGGCCACGAGCGATCTTTGCTTTAGCTTTTAACTTCATAGATAGTTCTGGTATATTTCTATCCAGTTCTGGTTTAGTTCTATTTCTGTTAAGTTGTGAAAATAATTTCAAGTTATTACCAGCTAACTTAGCTTCTTTTTGATTATCACGTTTGTCCAGATAAGCCGCAATAGCCATCTTATGTCTCTTTTCTTTAGACTTACCTTTAAACTGAGGAGCCTTAGACTTTCTAAAGTCTTTTACATAATCTCCGGCTGTTGCGTTTTTTCCTAATGGCATTACTTTGCTTTCATTGCTGTTTGCATGGCTTTCATTAGATTATTCATATCTTTTTTAAGAACTTGAATATATCTACCTCTTTCGCCGTAGTTAATTTGAAAACCAAGACCACCTTTTAAAGCAGTTCTAGTAATTTGAATTCCAAATTTATCGAAAACATCAGTTGCTTCTTCGACTTTTTTAGGCTGTACAACATCAAGTATTGCTTGTCTTAAACTCATTTCATACTCCTTATTTTTTTACGTGTACCCATGGCTTTGGTGTCGCCTTTATCCATCATGCCTTTCATACCAGCTGCTGGATCAGACTTACCGTGATAACCTTGCGCGTACCCTGGTGCTAACTTTTTAATTTTTCCGCCTTTGGCCTTAAATGCATCAATTGCTTTTTGATGTGCTGCTTTTTCTGCGTCAGACATCCCTTCTTTTTTTACAGGTTTTTTCTTAATTCTTTCGCCTGTTGAATAATGATAATCATCAGCTTCTTTCTTTGCTAATCTTTTAGTAGCTCTATCAATACCACGCATTCTCATTGCTGCTTTACGCTCTGGACTTTTCTTATAGTCTTGTTGCGGATGTGAACCACCAACAGCGCTTATTGCATCAACTGTTCCTTGATCTCTACCTTTAAAGTACGCATCTCTTGAAGCCTTGCCAATATAATTCGCTGCAGTTCTTTTTGATATTTCTTTGACAGTCATTTCCCCCAGCTTAGTGTGGTGCACCAGCTTCGGAAACTTATGCTTAGGTTGGCCTGTCTTAAATTTTCCAGCGTCTTTAGTTGTTCCAATAGCTGTCTTACTATATTTATGAGCATCTTTAGCAGCTTTCTTATATTTTCCTTTAGGATCATATTGAGTTAAATCGCGAGCTCGCATATGAGCAGCATGTGCTTGTTTATGAATATCGATAGCGCGACCGTGCATATCTTCGTTATCGCTATTATGTTTTCCATGATGATATTCGGAATGATGACGCATAGCGTGGCTTTTATGAGCCTTTGCCATGTCAGTATGATAACTAAAGCTTTCGTTAACTGATTCTTTTTTCTTCTTTTGAAGTGGATCATATGATTCTTTTTTCTTCTTCTTACCCTTACCGCTAAGATCAGCATCAGCACCGTAATAAGTACCTTTACCTTTTCCTATGTAAGAGTTAACTCTTGCCATTCCCCACTGCTGTGGTGTTGTCCCTGGTCTATGACCAGTTCTCCAAGCCGCCATGCCTCTATTATATACTTTCTTTAGAGTGCCTAAAGAAATTCCAGACTTGGCTGCTTTTTTCTTGAGTCCTTCATTCTCGAATAACTCTATGAAAGTAGTAAATTTAAGCATTTGCTGCCCCTTTGTTTTTTAGTTTTCTAATTTTAGCTCGATCTAACATGCGTGCATGTTTCATCTTGTCAACGGCTTTTTCTCTCTCAATCTTTTTCTTAGCTAATGCTACTGCGTCTTCTCCGTACATTCTTCTGTACTTAAGTGTATGTACACTTGGCTTAGTCTTAGCTGTCTTATCTCCCGGAGCTTGTTTATAAGCTGCAGGATTGTCATCATCATACTTACCGTACTTTTTAAAATGTGCAAGTCTTTTTTTCTTGGTAGACTTACCTAAACCTTTATAATATACTGAAGGCTGACTCCCTTTTGCCTTTTTAACGTCTTTATCTTGTGCAACTTCTTTTTTTCTTTCTTTTTCTAGAAGCTCCACAGAATCAAGCCATTTTCTATAGAACTTGCCGTTTTGTTCAATAATAACATAATTAGATCCAAGACTGGTAACACGAGCGAGTTCGTCACTGCCCACGACAGTAACACTATCACCAATATTAAACAGGTTTCCTTTAACATATTCCTCTCGTTTCTCTGAAACTGGAGCAAAATTTAAAGTGTTATGGTACTGTTTAACTTCTTTAAGACCCATACCTTTTCGAACTTGATTATAAGCTTTTTTAGCTTCTGCATTTGAAACACTTCTTGGCAATCCTTGAGTAAACTGAGAAAAGTTTCCTTCCGCTGCAACTTTTCTCATTTTTGATGCGGACATTCCTGAGACATCGTCTGCATCTGGATCCCTTTCTCCAGCTGATATGGTATTAATTCTATTGAAGTTGTACAACCCGTGTCTAGATTTAACACCATTATATTTATTGAGTAAGGTATTGAATTCCATGACTCGGTCTGAGCCGACGACCATGGTTAAATTCTTATACCCTTCGTTAAATAATCTAGTAGCGACATCAAATACACTTTTAATCTTTTTGTCTAGTATAACTTGTCTTGCGTGCTTAGGAAAGAATTTTCTTACCATCTTTATTTTTTCTTGATATGGCAATGGATTTTTCTTCTTATCCTCGCTTTGAGATAAGAATATTTTATATTGATTCTTTCCAGACTTTTTTGCTAATTCATTCATTAATTTTTCATGACCAGTTGTAGGAGGATTCATTCGACCAAACGTAAAAAATACGGTCTTTTCTTCTTCAACTAAGTACTGTTTAAAAGAACTTATCATTATCCTTTTTTCCTTTGAACCTCTGCCTTACGAACATCTTTAAACATTCTCTTCGCTATTCTGTTAATTCTTGCTTGAAGAGCTGGTTTTTCCAGTCTCTTTTCTATTTCTTTTTTTCTAGCAAAAGTTAATTCTTTCTTTGGTATTCCTCTTGTTAATTTTCTCGCGATCTGATCTCTAGCTTGTCTACGAGCTCTTCTTAACAATTTATCTTTATTAGCCATTTTTCTTTTGGCTCTTTCACGTCCTATCTTAATTCTTGTTTTCATTCTCTTCATAAGTCTAGAACGTTTCATTCTTTGTTGTAATGTTAAAGCTTCTTCAACATTCTCTTCATAGATCTTGTCCATTTCTTTTTTAACTTTAGGATCTTTTAAGAGATCTTTAGAAATCTTTTGAATTGCTGTCTTTTTATCAATTTGAGATTTCATATTAAATCTCTTATCTCTTATAATCTTTATTGCAGCTTTGACTTGATCTGCTGAAGATAAATTCTTTATTGCTTCGTCTACTTTTGGTTTTTCATGTGTATATCCCATCTTAGCATATTTGTTATGATCTGCTGGTGTTTTGGCTTTTACTTCATTTCCAGTTTTTGGATCATACATCATATGTGGATATTCAACTGCTTCTTTCTTTACTGCTGCTTTCTTTGCTTCTTTTTCTTTTCTCTTTTGTATATTAAGAGGATGAAGTGGATGTTTCAAGCCGAATTTAGTTTTGCCATGATATGGATCTTTTTTTGTTGGTCTTCCTCTTAGATCCATAGGATCAACCATTTCTTTATGAATATCCATTCTAGTTCCAGATTGAGTCTTAACGTAATTCTTTACTTTATAACCATGCTTCTTTGCAAAAGCTTGTCCATCTTTCTCTTTGTGATAACTCTTCATATGTAGGTGTAGATGTTTATCACCTGACTTTTTAATCATACTTGGAATTTTCTTAACACTCATACTTCCATCTGAATGTTGTTGAGCGTCACGGTGAGCGTCATCATGATTGATGGCTTCTCTTGGATACATTTTAAATACTTTAGCACGAGCTTTATCTAAATACTTTTTCTTATTCATCATGTAGTCTCTTGGATTCTTTGCAAGAGTCTTAGCGTGTTTGACAATATCCATAGTACTCTTTGGTTTAAGAACTGAAGCTTCTTTCTTTATAACTTCCTTATCGGTCTTTACCATTCTAATTCCGACCTTACCATCAGGCTTCATATATTTCTCTGGTTTTTTATCGGCGCTTTGTACAGAATTGTATAAGTCGTCTTTAGCTGTTGAAGGAAGCTTCTTACGCATATACTTACTTACGCCTTTTTTACCTTTAACCGGTACTTTTAAATTTGGAAGTTTTTTGTCTTTTTTCATCGACAGTTCGTTCATCAAGTCGAAAAAAGATTTTAATTGGGCCATCAGTTCCTCCCTGGTTTATCCCATCCTTTTAATATATCTGGCGAAAAGTTTGCGTATGAGAACTCCATACGGTCCACAATTTTCACGGCATCACCACCAAGTTTGTCAATAGCTACGTAACCTTCTTGACCAGTTGTTTGATAACCATTTTTTGTTTTCAAAAAGGTTTGTGTACTATTTAACTTATTAAGTATATTTATAAGTTTTAATTTCGCTAGAACTATAGATTTTTGTAATTCAAACATCATTTGTAAACTTATTCTGTTCTGCGGAGAGAAGAAGCTTAATATCTCGTCAAGCTTCTTCTGCTGTCCGGATTTACCTTTCTCTGTTTTTCTCTTATCAATTTCTTTTTGATATTTTTGTTTTATGTAATTGATCAGTTTATTCGTATGCGTCTTGGTATCACCAATAACTTGACCTGCTCTGACAAAAGTATTGTTAAATGTTTCTATCAGCTCAGCTATGTTACGGTTCTTTTCTAGTTGTCTTAGAGTACTTCCAGATATTTTATTAAATATCCTTCCACAGTTACTAAGATGATCGTTAACTTCTTGAGTATCTTTTTTTGTCATAGTAAATTGTGTCATATCTCTCAACATCGCGTCCTGTGACCATACTGTATTTGAATTCTTAAACTTACTTATATCCACTCCATAACTCGCTTTCATCGACTCGAACGAGCTACCTTTGTACGAAGTGTGCCAAACTATTCCTATCTTTGCCGCCTTTGCTTTTTTAGCAGCCATTGTTCCTGTTGGTATGGCGTACATTATCGTATTTGGATGGAAAGTAAGATATGACTTTCCTTTAATCTTTTTTGTTTTTAAATCGCCCGGACCAAATAAAAAGTCTCCTTGTATTACTCCTTTGATTCCTAGGGCTGGTAAATATTTAAGAGCGTTCTTTAGTTTTAAATTAAGATCGCCGTCAGTATCGCTATCAACATCAGAAGTCGTTTTATATACCTTTGGATTCTTGTTGAAGATTCCTTTTTTCGCAACAAAAAACTGTCCGTCCGTAGGGTCGATCCCGCAAAATAACGCCGGCGCACCGTCCCACTTGACCGAGACTTTACCATCTTTGACACCTCCTAACATGTCTCTTAAAGAACGTAAAGCGAGTATTGCTTCTCTCGTTCCATTGACTCCACCATAGAGAACCTTATCCTCTATATGAGTCATATGAGTATTTTTTTGTTCAGTTATAAAGTCTATAAAGTTCATTTTATCTCAACGATATTATTGGTTTAATAATTCCTTGTGTCACAACTTGTATTTTACATTTTATAGGATTAACTTTTTGTATTGCTATACAAGTTCCTGATCCTTTCGATAGTACTTTTTGTTTTCCAGCATCTGGAAATTCAGGATCAATTTTTTGACTAGCGTTGTTAGACATGAATATCACTTGCTTATTTCCAAAATAGTCTCTACACTCTTTTTGAAATAATCCATCTAATTCCGCCATTTTTTTAGGATCTTTTTGTCTGAAAACTTCTATGCCAGATTTAGAAGGTATCTCTTCTTTACCTTTACCAGTAGTTTTGATTCCATACATTTGTTTCATTTTCATTAATTCACTTACAATAGGTTTAAAATCTGTGCCAGCACCAAGTTTAAATCCACTTATATGCGTTTTTTGCGCGTTAACTAATGCTGCTTTTATTTCATATTCTTTAGTTCCAATTTTTAAATCAACTCCTGCTGATGAACCACCTCCTAAATGTGCTTTGTCACACAAAAAATATAGTGTAGCTTCAGCAGGACCGATACCACTTAAGGGATAATTATGTAATTTATTGTACATGGAAAAGTTTTCACGCTGTAAATCTTCTATCAGTTCGTTAAGTGCATTCGCGGTAGGTTGATCCTTAATCGTTCTATCTAAATCAAAATTTGGAAAGAAATGTTTCTTAATAAGGTGTTGTATTTCAGCCTTATTCTTTGTCTTTTGAAAATCACCAGGGCCTATATTAAAAGAAGTAACTCTTTCTGCCCTTTTTATAAAGTTCATATCTAAATCGTTTATACTCACGGCTGCCATCTCCTTTAAATACGTTCTAAATTTCTTCATGACCCTGTCCTCTAGTTATATTATACACTATTTATAACAGTTTGTACATAAAAAAAGCACCCGAAGGTGCTTTTAATCGTGTATATTTTCGCAGAAATTTTTTATCTCTGGAAAGACGCCTATTCTGCAATTACCTTTATAATATTCAATAGGCCAACCAATGAATAGTATAACAAATATTAATATGAAAACAATTGAGACCCAGTGTTTCTCTAGAAACGACTTAATAGTCTCGCTATATGATGAACCCATGGTAGTAACATTATTGCCATAAATAAGTTTGCGCCACTGTGTGCTAATGCTATTCGTAGAGTATCGCCTTTCGGCATGCCGTCTGATACAAAGAAACCTGCGAGCCATATAGTACCAGTAGTTCCTATGTTTGCTCCAAGAACTGCTGCTATGGCTGCTGGTAGTGGGAGAGCTCCACTTGCAACGAGAGCTATGATTGCAGTGGTAGATAATGATGAAGATTGCCAGAGTAGTGTCATGACAATTCCACCTATGAACATATAAATCGGATTACCTAAAAAGAAGTTTAAGTGTTCTAAGTTTCCCATGGATTTCATTCCACCGGAAAACATTTTAAGACCTATATAAAAAACTACAAGTCCAACAAGAGCCGTGATTACGGGATTACCTAGTTCCATTTTGCTAACCTTTTTAATTAATTCGTTCATACTAATATGTATTAACGACCACGTCTTTTAAATGTTACACTTTTGTTAAATCTTTTCTTTTGAGACGTCTTTTTTCTTCTATCGTGTTCACGATTTCTCGGATCGTACATCTCATAACCACGAATGCCGTTTTCTTTCGCCCAAGCTGCGATCATTTCTGGCTTATGTTTCATTTTTTAAACCTCACTGTATAAGTTCTGCCTTCATAATTAAAAGTAATAGTTGAATGAGAGTAAATAGTTTCCATTGACTCGTTATATCTAGTCATAGTTCTACATCTCATTTGCTTACCGTTGATAGTAGAGTTTTGATTTCCAAGAATACCACCTATGATAGCACCAGCAGTAGCTCCATCAGGTAAGTCTTTAGTAATATTTTGACCGATAGCACCACCGATGATAGCACCTAGTATAGTATCTTTTGTTTTATCTCTTTGAACGTCAACTTCAGAGCAAACTTCAACACTATATGGTGTTCTTTTAATTACAGTTTTAGTGTGATCTTCAACGACAGCTGCATGAGGCTGAGTAGCAAATGCACTCTTACCAGTTATAAAGCCACCGACAAACGCTAGCGACCATATAACAATTGTTATCTTTATAAAATTTCTCACTTCTTTAACTTCCATAATATATACTCTTCACCATTAGACTTCATGGTAATTGCAGGAACGCCAGATGGTTTAGTCTTACCGACGTATTCCCAGTTGTAGCCATCTTTCATCTGAGAGTTGGCTGTCTCTCTAAATTCTTGAGTGTCAATACTGAACATGCCAAGAACTAATGCGATAATACCCATGATAACTCCTTCTGTTTAGGGATTAAGAAGGTAGCTTACGCTACCTCCGCAAAATCTAATGCTGTTTTAAGAGCATCTCTTTTTCTGGCTTGATCGCCAGCAAACCATGAAGAGTACATTCTGTTATCGGCGTTTGCGCCCTTCAAATGGTCAGTTACAAAAGTAACTGAGTTAAAAGCCTGCCACCAAGAACCTTCGGCATACTTTGAACCCGGTTGAGTATTAATATTATCGTAAGCTAACTTAGCGTTACGTGATAATGTCTCAACTGATAGAGGTTGATTTTGAACTCTCTTATCAGCAGTTCTAGGAAACACAGTGTTATAATACTCTATAAGCTTATCTATATTGTATCTCTTTGAACCGAGAAACTCAGCCATTTCTTTATACTGCTCGAGTTTTGCAGTAGCGATACCAAGAGCTTTCTTGACCTCTGTAGCGTCGAACTCGACTCTGTGGCCGACTCTTACAGATCTTTCAGCTTCCATCTCAAGAGATAAAGATAAAGTGTTGTTACAAACTACTCTGATTGGAGTAAATCTAACGTCAATTGAATGACCATACCTATGTGGATTTGAAAACAATAAGTACGAATCAACTTGATCTCCGCCAAAAAGATCGAAAGACTCTTTAACTTTAGCGAGAGCCCATACAATCTGTCCATTTCTTAATGAACCTGCTGTATGCATCTCCATATCGCCAGCGAGAACGTACTCACTGAAAAAGTTGAAGGCATCTTCGTTTTGAACGGGATTCCACACTGGACCGACGTTAGTAAGAATTCTACCGTCAGTACTTCTTACGAGAGCTCTTTGACCGGTCTCGATTTTTTTACCATCGTGCTCGATGTACGATGGACATTCAATGACGGACCAGTCAAGACCAGCTTTTTCCATCATTTGATTTGGTGTAAGATCATTAGAGACCTGTACACCTAGGCCGTGCCAAGGAACTTCTCCTGCATAAGCCATAGTTTCTACGTTGTGAGCCATAATATAACCTTCCTTTCTATGCTAATATAATATAGGCTAAAAATAATTCTGCGAACAGAATGAACGAACAAATAAAATATAGTATTGATTTAAACATTAGTTAATTCTCCAACCAAGATTTTCCTCGACCCAGTCATTACCTAAGTCATAACCGATAGAGATGATAGCGTGCTCTCTTGGAAGAGTGTCCATGTACTGGATTAACTTCTTAGCGCCAGAGATATTACCGTCCTTAAAGAAATTTAAGATTGACTTGTAATCTTGAGCGTCTTGCTTGTACATATCAGCCATATCTTCTTTGACAGCCCAATCCATCTTTGATAACTTAACTGTTTCTGAGATTAATTTTTTTAAATGCTTCATATTCAACTCCTTATTTAATTATTTAATGTATACATTATACCATATTTTCTCTCATTTGTAAACAAAAAAATCACCATCAAAGTGATTTTTTCACTTAACATGTTAATCATTACCGGCGATCCTTTTTTCTACCTCTTTGATATGCTTACACTTTCGAAACGCGATACAACTGCAGTCAAAGCCGCTGTCGTACATCGTGACTTTGTACTCGTTACCTTTTGACCCGATCACCGGCCATACCACACCGGTGAAAGGATGTTTTTTCGTGTTGATCACATCAGACTTATGCGACATCGAAAGCTCCATCAAAGTCTAAAGTTGACTCGTGCGCGAGTTGCATCTCGCCGTCTGGGTACTCTACCATGTAGTTACCCATTCCTAAATAAGATATGACCTTGACGTAGTCGTCGGTGAAGTGGCATCTCGCTCTTTTCATAACAGCTTTATTCATTATTATACTCCCTTTGTTTCAATTTTAAGTATTTCATTTGGATCTAAGGCCAAACACGTAAAAGTGTTGAAGGCCTCGTCGACTGAGTTCTTTGCGGAATAGCCAAGTTCAACCACTCTAAGAGTGATTGATTTGGTAAGACGATCTTGAGTGTATATACAAGTTTGATATTGCTGCATTACACGACCTCCTCGAAACCGATTGGCATACACTTGAACTTTTTAAACTTTTTATCGTCGAACCAGACGGTAAAGGTATCGCCGACCATAGAAGATCGAAGACCTGCGCCGCTGGCGTAGTAGTGTAGAGGGGTAACGTTGTCGTTGGCGTCCTCGCCGATCTTGTTTGACCAAGAACCGGATAAGTTTTGAGTCCAACGAAAGGCGTAGTTTAATGCCTCGTTGACGTCTTGAGTTGGGGCTTTGACTTCAGCCGCGTTGTAAGGGACCTTGTCATTTTGGTAAGTAACGATAATATTTAACATAAATAAAAACTCCTATTTAATTATTTAATGTATACATTATACCATACTTTCTCTCAAATGTAAACGTTTTTTTTCACTTATTTCAAAGTTTTCACTTAACATGTTAATGACTAGGAGTAGTAGGGATCGACGTTTGAGTTCGGGTCCTCCACCCCGTCGACCGCGTGAACCTCAGGAACGTAGTGCTTGAGCATGTTCTCGATTCCCATCTTCAGAGTGGCGGAAGACATCGCGCATCCGGAGCACGCGCCGGTGAGAAACATCGTGGCGACTCCGTCCTCGTACTTCTGCAGAGAGACGTGTCCGCCGTGCGACTGAACGTGCGGTAAGATACTCTCGTCGAGAATTCTCTGTATGTCTTTGACCACCTCATCGTTGGTTCGCATTTTTTTTTCTCCTAAGCAGGATTTTTTTTAGCATCCCGTGAAGTCGCTGTCTCGAGCGAGCCAGTCCGGATGCATGTCGTAGTGATACTCCTCCGTGTCTCCTAAGCGATACTCGTTTCCGTTCTCGACCTGATAGTACTCGGTAGAGACCTTAAAGTCAGGAGTCTTCGGCTCCTTCGGAGTCAAGCTGTTATCGTAGACTCTCATCCTATTATTCGGATACAGAGCAAACTGCCCGTTCTCCAACTCTAACAAGTTAAAAGACTTGTGCTCGTCCGGCTGTTCCGCCGTACTGTAATCAATCTCGTCAGCGTGTACGTGATAGTTATCAAGTGTTGCTATATAAGAACCCTTGACTCTTCCATGACTCTTCGTCCATACCTCGTAATCCATAGAACCAATGAACTGTTTCTGTATAC